TGTAATGCTTTGCTCTCAAAACTCTTGAGGCTGAAGACATCTATTTGCGCAAACACCTCTCTACCGATTACTACGTCATCTGCTCTGCGTATTGCTTCCGTGCTTATAACCTCATAAATTATGTAGTTGCCTATCTCGCCATCACGTGATTTGTTGTAATAATAGACAAAATCATCGGGTGCAATGTTTCCTCCTTCGTCTAATGCTAGTCCGTCCTTGAAGCGACATTCTTTGAATACCTTTTTCAAGTCCTGCTTGCCTCTTTTCCGCACATTACTGTTCAGTATATTCTTCATAGTCGTATACCTCTGGCTTCACTTTTTCTGCTCTGACTGTCAAATCCCTCTTATAATATTCAAAGCCATCAACGCTAACTATCACATACGTATTTCCACGAAACTCTATGTATTGTCCAGTGCATAGCTTTTTATTGTAGTTAAGTCTAAACAGTATTGATGTCTCTGCTCCCGCTTGCTTTGCCGCAAACTTTTCTCGCTCTGATAGCTCTCTCACATATGCGTGCAAGCGGTTTCTGTTATGTATATATCTTTTGACCTTTACTTCGTTGCCTCCTAAGTCCCGCTCAGTTTTGACTTCAAATATACCTATAAGCTTATCTTTTATTTGGCTCATTCCGCCTCCCTTAAAACTTTGACTTTCGCAAGTCTGAAAGCATTACGGCAACCGTTCCTTCTATTTCGGATGCCTTAAACTCACTATTGTCCCTATGAAAGTACAGCTGCCAAACAATATACAGAACTGCCGTTTTGACTATCTCCGGTGTTTCTTCTGTTATCGGCGCTCTTAGTACCTTTTCCACCATATGTTCAGCTGAAGTTAAGAAAGAGGCGAGAAGCTTATCTTGCTCCTCGCCATCTAGTCCTAAGTACCTCTTAGCTTCGGATACCGTTACCTTGTTCATTGCGGGTTGTAACGGCTGGCTATCTCGAATGCGAATATTGTCTCCGGTGTAGTGCCGTCTTCCCCGCCGTCAAGGGATAAGGTTATACTTTCTATTTCGTCATGCGCAACTTTGTCTGATTCTACAAGCACAAGAAATTCGCTTGTGGTTTCTAGGTTTAGCCCTTCTTCCGTTACTTGTGTCCAATCTGTATCGGTAAGTCCTTTGCCTTTGAATGATATGTCCTTGCTTTCCTCACCTTTATATCCTGTTACCTTTACGGTTAGAGGCGTTTCTGACGCTCCTACAAGAAACAATACGCCTTCTTTTGTTTCTAAATCAAACTTTGGCGAAGTGACGCTAGCCTCTCCGCCCTCTATCTTTGTTATTTTCGGTAATACTAACATATTTTCCCTCCTTAATTTCTCTTAGCTAATGCTACGAACGGTGACAAGGTTGCCGAGCCTTTGTATGGCGTAATCGGTTTGTTCCATATAGGCTGTCCGTCGCAACGATATATAAATCTGAACACATTTTCATCGTATAAGAATCTAACGTGAATACTTGACGCTGCGTTGATACCGCCTTTATCTATAAATAGGTATTGGCTTGCGTCTGCAAGTATAATATCTCCCACTTCGCCTAGTGCCGAACATTGTTCAAGCGGCAATACAGGTCTGCCAAATAATGTTGCATACGGTGTTTCGGATAGTCCGCCTGCGGGTATGTAGACAGGTTTGTCTCCCACTGTCAAGGTATAAAGCAAAGGCTCTATCTCTTGGTTTATATACCATACAGAATTTGCACGGCTTCTTCCCCATAACCTTGACCACATTTTCACAAGGTTTTCGGCTGTAATCTTTTCGGTTTGGTTTGCTTCCAACTCTTGCACTACAAGCGCTTTGCTCTTTAGTATTCCTAGAGGCTGTCCTGCTCCCGTCCCGCTTATGACTGAATCGTCTATCTTGAATGCAAACTCTTCTGCAAATGCTTGACGAATAACACTTTCTAACGCCGCTGCGTCTGTTAACAATTCATCTGTTGCAAAGCATAAGCCTGTCAACTTTTTGAGGCTTAACTCCATCTGTCTGAACTTTGGCTTACTTGCAGTTAGTTGTTCGGCTTCTGACTCCCAATAGGTTTGTACTCCGCCCCAACGGCAACCTTCCTTTCTGCTGTCGTCATCTACCGCGTTTATCTTTAGTCCGTTAGCATTGGTTGAAATAGGTATCTTTCTGACCTTACTTGCCAGTACTCCTGTTTCAAAAGTCTTTTGTAGTAGCTCTGATACAAAATCCTGCTGTACCAAAAACCCACCGTCTGACGGATTGCTCTCATTTAGTCCTAAAGCTGCACGCGTTGATAGCCTTTCATCAATTCTTCCGCCGGGTACTGCTGCTCTGTATACCGATGAAAGCTGTTCGCCAAAACTTCTAAACTTCTTGTCGTTGTTTGCGGGATTTGGTTTTACGTTTCGCTTTTCGCTTCTTGAATTGGTTTCACCTTCGCCGACATCCCCGTCTGTCTCATCGATTTCTTCTTCTCTTGCTTTGGTTATTGACAAAACTGTTTTTGCTCTATTGATACTTTCATCCCACTTTGCGATTTCTTCTTCGAACTTCTTGACTGCTGCGTTCTCTTCATCTGTTAGGAATCTATCCTCTGCTTCGGCACGATTGATAATTCCCACTGCTTGCAAGCGCAGATCTTCGCGCTTTGCTCTCATCTTTTCTAATTTACTCATAGTGTTTGCTTCTCCTTTATTTCTTGAATTTTGCTTTCAGGCGGTCGAATTCCGCCTTTCTTTTTGTCTTCTCTTGCTTGTACTTGTTGTAACTATCCATTGCTCCTCTTACTCCCACATCAGTATCTAGGTATGCTGGGAATGTCACAGGGCTTACATCAAACAGTTTTACCTGCTCTAATGTCCTAACGTCTTCTTTACCCTCTACGCTCCATGTCTCTTTTTCCACTACAAAGCCAAAGCTCATCTGAGTAACGTCTCCACGTCTTATACTTTCTATTAAATCTCTTGCCCACTGTGTATCTGGCGGATGTATTCGCACTTTCAACCCTTTTGCTGTTTCCGTTAGCTCCAGTGTCCCAGCGCGGTTTCTCCCGAGCACATAGTTTACATCGTGATTCCATAGCGCTCTTATGTCGTCCTTTTCAAGACTTGCTTTGAATGCTCCCTTCTTAATGCGTTCTTTGAATGGAAACATAAAACCTAAGTCCTGGCTTAGACTATCAAAGATTGCTGCGTGCCCTTCTATTACAGATCCGCCACTTTCATCTTTTGCTTGAACTCTAAGCTCGGTGACGTCTGCGCATCTTTCTTCTCTTTTAACCATCTTTTTTACTTCCCTCCTTTGGCTTCCTTGCCCTTGTTGATTTCTTTTCCTCTTGTTCCTGCTTGTTTGTTGCAGGCACCATATTGCCATTTACCAAATAGATATCTCCATCTTCTATAGGATTCATGTCTTCAAGCTCTCTTATATCGTTTGCCGACAACCAACCGTTTTGTCTGCCGATTGCGTATCCTTGCATCCTGCTGTGATAATCTCCTCTAAGTAGTCCATCTACATTGAATTTTGCATAATATAAATGCCGCTCGTCCTTGCTTAATAAACACTTATATATCGCTTGTTCAAACCTAACTATCCATGGCCTTAATGTATGCTGCACGAACTCTATTGATTGATGTTCTATATTTGAAAATGTAGCCCTATCAAGGTCTGCTATCATATGTGGTGGAACTCTAAAGATCCTGCATATCTCTGACAATTGGAACTTTCTTGTTTCTAGAAACTGCGCCTCATCTGGCGGTATTCCGATTGAGTGATATTTTATCCCTTCCTCTAACACCGCTATTTTATGGCTGTTCCTGCTTCCTTGAAACTGTGCATTCCATGATGCTCTCAATCTCTCTGGATCTTTTACAACTCCAGGTGTTTCCAACACTCCTCCTGGCCTTGCCCCATTTGCAAAGAACTTTGATCCATATTCCTCTGTTGCAAAGGTTAAACCGATTGTTTGTTTAGCTTGCTGTATCGGCGATATCCCCCTTAACCCATCTAATGAAAATCCTATTACATGGAATATCTCATGTGCATCGAATTCTACCAGCTGCCCTGTTTCAGTTGTGTATCTATATATGAGTTTGCTGGTATTTGCATCTCTATAAACCTCCATTCTTTGTGGCTTCAAAAACCATAGCGCTGTTACGTGTCCGTTATGCCTTTCTATCCTTGCATATGCGTTCCCCCATAAGAGCAAAGAAGCCAAACACGCTTCTCGAAAGTTTAAGCTGGTTGTTTCTTCGTTTGCTAAGTCATGCAGCACTCCATACAAGGGATGATCTCTTGCTCTTGTTCTTATCCCGTTTGTCTCTTTTATTAAATGAAGTGGCAGGCTTGCTATACTTTCAGCTATTATTTTTACGCACGCATACACTGCTGTTACGCCAAGAGAGCTCTCCTCACTTATATGTACTCCTGCGTTTGTGTCTATGTCTGTTCCGTTTATGAAGTCCACAAGCTTTTGGTTTGAGTTATTATCAGCTGTGTTTCTTTTTTCTCGTCTTCCAAAAAGCCTCATCTTTCCTCCAATAAAAAACCGCACTTTTTATTGTGCGGCCTTCTCTTTTTCTTTATTTGTTTTGTTCTACTTTGTTTCTATTTCTAGTTCTATGCTCCACGCTCCCAGCTTTTTATATCCTTGTAGCTGTGTAAGGGTTATTAGTGCTTCCCTTACTTCCCTCCATGCACTGTTGCTTTCTGCTACTCCGAGTAATAGTTGGTCGTATCTTTCTTTTGATATCGGCAGTTCTACACAAGTTTCTGCTGCCTCATTATCATTTTTCCCACGTATCATTTTATAGGTTATATTTACTTTTCTAATTTCTCTTGCGCTCATTTTTGCACCTCCACTATATTGCGTTATCACTATCTATCAAGTTTACGTCTTGTCTTATTCTTGCTATTGCTTCTGCATACGAGTTGCTGTTTGTTACGTCTGTGTACAAGTTGTTATATTTTTCTATTAGCCTTCTGCGTCTCATTTCGCTTCTTACTTTTCCGAGTATTGCGTAGATGTTTCCGTCAGGCCCTCTACTTGCTATTGTGATCGTTATTTTGTTCATTTTATTACCTCCTGTTTTGGTAGGGACAAAGGTATCAGAAACAATCCACTAAGTCCAGACAAAAACCTATATTTTTCCAAAGATTTTTATAGAATTAATAACCCTCTATCATCATAGACGCTGCCTGTATTTGCGCCGTTTCTCAATGCCCTGTCAAGAGCCATAACAAGCGCCACTGCTCCATCAATTCGCTCTGTCGATTTCTCCTTGTCCATCTTTAAGTTGCCCGCTGGATCTGTCTTTACATATACGTTATCCATCATCCAACGAAGCACCGGATGACCGCCGTGCGCTATTCTTTTTTCTAGTGTTAGTTTGAATAGTTCTTTTGTCGGTGGACTCATATCTCGAAAGCCTTGCCCGAATGGAACTACGGTGAAACCCATTGCATCTAAGTTCTGGCTCATTTGTACTGCGCCCCACCTATCGTATGCTATTTCCTTTATTTCATACTCTTTGCCGAGCTCCTCGATGAAGTGTTCTATGTATCCATAATGCACAACATTTCCTTCTGTTGTCTGTATGTATCCCTGCTGCTCCCAAACATCGTACATTACATGATCTCTCATTACCCTTGTCATCAATGTACGATGTTTGGGAGCAG